ATATGCCCCCGTACCGGCTTCGGCCGATGCTTTTGCACTACCGCCAAACTCGGTGTTTAACTCTTTCAATATCAACTGCTGAGCTTCGGCCATGTGTCCCGTTTCCTGCAATTTCTTGATTACATTTTGCTGACTTTCGCTAAATGAAACACCGACACGTCTTAGTGCCGTCATTCCTTGAATCGGATCGTTTAACGCTTTGCCTACTTGCATTGTAGCGCCTTGCAAATCACCGCCCATTTTTGTTGCTAGGTCGGCAATGGCCGGAACCGCATCCATGTAGATAGCGTCCTTAATATTGGTAAATGTAGCTAGTAACGCTTGTGTGTGCGTAATTGCATCATCATCGAATAAAGACGAATTCATTAAGGCTAATGACTGTTCATCTAATGCCTCTCGATTAAGATGCGCTGCATTGGCTGTACTTCTCAAAGTAGCATCTAACTGAGCACTCGCTTGTTCACTTTCGTTAAATGCTTCAACGCTCCCTTTTAGAAATTCCATTCCGGCAAATGCTCCTGCAGCAACACCTAAAATCCCCATTGTTGATTCCAAAGCCGATGCTGCTACGTTTGCCTCCTTTAGTTTGGAGGTCATTAAATCCCTCAGCGAAAGGGTGTATTGTACGTTGTTATCGTTCATGGCTTACTGCTTCCATTGGTCTGTCTTTTTCAAAGCATATTCTAACCTACCTACTAACTGAGCAAATTTATCGTCTGAAATTTCGTCTACGTCAACATGGAAATGGTATTGAATTAATGCCGCCCATTGCGTTAAACTGTCGCTTTCATCCGTTATCTGCTCTGCGTCAGCTATTTTTTTTTAAACTGATTTACAGCCATTTTCACAAGGCTATACGCCTCCATAGTAGCTCCGATATAATATACATCGTTTTCCGGTGCTTCGCTAAAAATTCTTGGGTCTGATGCTTCTTTGATTAAATACGCATCTACTACTTCACTTGCTGCGCTTATCGGCTGAGTAAGTCCTTTATCCATTACTCGCATTTTCACGAATCTTGGCGGTTCTTGGATATACCCTACCACATCATCGCCACCGTTCACATCTTTGAATACAATCGGGAATACTTTACACCCGTGTTTTACTCCTAGTTCTACTGCTTTTGCTTCAATTTCTTCGTTTGTCATTTTGTTTTGGTTTTTGTTTGGAATGATTCGGTTTTTGTATTTCAAAAAGGGAGCTTTTTACACTCCCCTCCTTGAAACAAAACACCTTGAAAAAAGCCTCTTTATTATAGATGTTCAATAAGTCCGATTACGATAGGTATTTCTACCATTATCTTCGTATCGCCTTGACTTACTGTGAATGGGTCTTCTAAGAACTCACACGCTCTCAATACATCGAGCGATGGTTGTACTCGTGAACCGCTGAATGTTACCTGGATATCGAAAAAGTCGATGTCTAATGGATCGCGTGAAGGTGACGAAGCAATAATCTTATTCCACTCATCGCGGTAAAGAGTAATTTTCCCTTCGTATTCTTTATTTCCGTAACCTCTCGAGATAGGGTCAACGCCCATACCGTAGTTGTTGTCTTTCTTTTGCTTACGACCGTACTCTATTTTTGTAACTCCGATAACCGGCACCCCGAAAAGCACAAGTTTAACGTTGGACCAAGAATAGTTTACTCCGTTTATTAATGGATTTGCCATGTTTATTCTCTGTTTTTAAGTTAATGATGGTACGAATCCAATGTCTACTCTAATCGCTCTCGCTACACCTACCGGCAACAATTCAACAGCAATAACAAGCAAGTTGGTAGCCAAAACGTTTTGCGTTGGGTCAATACTTACCGCAAACGCTGATAAATCAGCATCGCGCACCATTTGCGTTAAATTCAACTCAGCAAGTGAACTGAAATAAGCAATAGTAGTATCAGTCAAAGTGCCGTCCGAATTTAATACAAGTGGACTGCCTAATGCTGGTAAAACACTTGAATAAATCCCTCGTTTTGCTTTGTCGATAGTTCTGTTGTTCTCGATGTACGCGTAGTCCGAAGTAGCTATAATAGCCGTGTGCGAATCGTTGAAATACGTTCCGGCATTGCCTACGTACTTTTTCAAAAACAAATACCGTAGATTGTCAATGGCTGTGATGTAGCTATCCGCTTTAGCGCTTAGCAAATCCCCATTGGCAAATGCCGGAGTATCGCACTCAGTACCGTTTGAAATGTTGAATTTACCAACCCATTCGATAGAGTTTGAAACTTGACCGAATGCTACTGCACCCAAACAAGCACCTAAACAAGTGATTGACTTGCCAACGGTCACATACAAATACTGTCCTAATGCTGCACCGTCTTGCCCTAATACCGCGCTAACTTTATTAGCTGATAAGGTATTCAAATCGGTTAAAGTTGAAAGGTCAGCAGTTCCGCTAACATCAGCACCATAAACCGCGCTTAGTGGCTTTTGGTTTGCATCGCAATAGGTCACGATCTGAGTATTGATAGCCGTTAAGTCAGCACTTGTGTAAGCGTGACATTCTCCATTCAAATACACTCCAATTTGGCGAATTTTACCACTTGAGTAGTTTACCATAGTTGTAATCTCATTGAAATTGTAGGTACTTGGAACTCCGTAGAATCCAACATACAATACTCCTTTCGGTTGCAATCTGAAAAACTCGCTGATGTGGTAGTGGAAAACTGCTAATTTAGAAGCAACACCTAAAACTGTACTTCCGCTTCCGGTTGGCTGTGTGATTGTTCCCGCTACCGTTCCTACGATGGTAATTGCCAAAGGAGAGCCGGAGTTAGGGAAAATTCCTAGTTTTTTAGGGAATGTAAGTAGTAAAGTAGCTGTACTAAACGATGCTGAATATCCGTGAACAACTGTTCCTGCATTTATAAACGCTGCGATACTTGCACCAAGCAAAGCTATAGACGAATCCCCGGCAACAGTTGTATAAGTTCCTAAGTTCACAACAACACCGTTAGGCTCTGTAACCTTAATAGTAACAGTGTCTCCGGTTGCTCCATACGCTGAAATAACCCATTTAGCTACTGCAGCGGTTGCGTCTGAATATGTATTTGTGATCCCGGCACTTTCTGCATCAGCAACACTAAAAAACTTTTTGATTCTGTCTGAACTCGAATAGCCACTTGGTAAAGTAGCCGTATAGTATAGTAACCCGCTGATGAAATCTTCACCAGGTAATGGTCTACCCAAACCTCCTTGTCCGTTTACGAACGTGATATTTCCTGCCATTTTATTTTTTCTTTTTTGGGTTCACTAATACTTCTTCTTTCTTTGTTTCAACACCTCGCTCGAAACGTTCGCCACCATTTGCGCTGTGCAAGTGGTAATGACCGTCAGAAGTTACCCAACATTCTTTCACGTTAGGCAAGTTCTGAAAGCAGGTGTTTGCGATTTCTTGGTTAGTCATTACTGTACTAATCTTGAAACTTCAACCCATTTAGTACCGTCAAATACAAATTTGATATTGGCCCTCTTGGATGCTGTTAATGTTATAACCGATGTACCGCTACCGACTTCGAATGTGCCACCTATAAATTTCACTTTCGTTCCGGTAGATGTATTGATAATTTGCACACAAAGCTCGTCACCATAGTATGAATTGGCGATGTTTGTAACTTTGATGTTGATACTATCAGTTAAGCTAGGGACTGAAATTTCAGTATGGTAATGCTTAGGAATGATAGTTGTTGTGTCGTTGGCTGTTCCATCTGTTACAGAATAGAATTTATAGTTCAACACACGATAGGTGTTATCGGTGTTTGTTGCGTTGCCCGTTCTTGGGGTAACACTTTGTGCGTTAGTTGCCAAGGCAAATAAGCAAAGAATTGCAATGAATAGATTTCTCATTTTTGATTAATGTTTTTTTGTTTATGATCTTTGAAATGAAGAAAAGCCTTAACCGTTGCTAAGGCTTTTCCCTTTTATTTATGCGTCAAAATCTGCTGCTACCAAAGTAGTGTACAAGAATACCTCCTCGGAGAATCCGTACTGTACATCGTACTTCATCAAACCTTTCAAGAAGAACAACTCAGAGTTGTTTTGCAATCTTTGTAATTTCAACTGATTATCTTCTGTACTGTTCATACCTACATAAAGGTTTGAAGAAGTATCAGCCAAGCCTTCGCAGAACAAAATTGTATTGTCTGGCAAACCGGCCAATGTAACAACTTGATACCCTTTGTACGGTAACGCTTGACCGCTGTTGAATTGCTGACCCTTAAAAGTCAAGTTCAACGCTGCTGTTTGGTAAAGTTGTTCTGTGTTAACAGAAACAAAGAATTTCAAACGGTCAAAACGTGATGAACGAGATAACAATGCTTTTTTGTTTGTCGCTGTCAAAGTGATTAGCGAATCCATTGCAGCAAGAACGTTAGAACTTGTCAATGCAACCGGTGACGCAACTTTATTAACAGAAGCATCAGCAACCATTTTCTTTAAGAAGCCATCGAAGAATTTCAACTGTCCGTTACCGGCAGAACCGATAGGCGCTGTGTAAGTTGTTGATCCCATCCATAATCCGGTTTCCACTTGCTCCATTGCACGGTTAAGTGCAATCTGCATCATGTACGATTCTACTGTTACCGGAACTTCACGCGCCAACAATGTTTTACTCAACTGCTCAGCAAC